TACCTCCCCAAAGCCCGCACCGGATGCCCTCCGTGCGGGTTTTCAGTTTGAACACTCCCGTCCGCCGCTGCCGAACCGCACCACCAAGTCAGGAAACAGGGTGCGCCAGTTCCGGTCGGCGTCGGTCGAGAGTGTTTCCCAATTCACCCCCGCAGCCTCTCGCAACGCGATGCACGGGACTGGAATTAACCAGCCGCACCTTGGACGCAAGGATCGTGGGGTGCTGTTTCAAGCAGGTCCAGTAGCCGCGTGCGGCTCCGCTGTAGTGAGGGTGGCGCGACGGTGTCGAGTTGCGCGCGGCTACTGGCGCTCATGCGCCCGCTGTAGCAGAAGGGCGGAGCGGGATGCTCTGTATGTGCCAATGTCTGCTCCCGGCCTCAAGCGCAACGAACTGACGCAGCCGCAGCGTGAATTCATCGTCAAGAAACTGGCCGCGTTCGAGCCGCCGCAAGCGATTGCCGCTGCCCTCGCCGCTGTGTTCCCCGGCGCGAAGGTCAACGAAAACGACATTCTCGCCTGCGACCCGCGCACCACGGTCGTCTCGCCGGAACTGCACATGGTTTACATGGCGGAGCGCGAGCGCGTCCTGCTCGACCCGCGTTCGGCGACTTTCGCCGACCAGCGTGCGCGCCTGATCGCCTTAAGCAACCAGGCTGAATACTACGGCAACAACCGGCAGCCCGCCGAACAGCGAACTGTGTTTCGCCAGATCGCCGAGGAATTGGGCGTGGTTGCTGGCAAGGGTGGCAAGGCACCAGCCGGCAGCGATGAGGGCAAGGATAAATTGCCCGTTACCAAGATCACGCGCACGGTCGTCGATCCTGCCGCGCCGCCAGTTGCCGAGCCTGTCGTATGATCGGCCTCGAATTGGACATCGCAACGCCGCGTGCCTTTTTGCCACTGCTTGAACCTGCGCGCTATCTCGGCGCGCACGGCGGTCGTGGCTCCGGTAAGTCCCACTTTTTCGCTGAAAAGCTGGTAGAAAAGTGTGTCGCTGAACCCGGCACGCACGCCGTCTGCATCCGCGAAGTGCAGAAGTCACTCGCTCAGTCGGCCAAGCGCACGATTGAACTCAAGATTCAGAAACTCGGCGTCGGCCATCTGTTCGACGTTCAGAAAGCCGAAATCAAGACGCCCGGCGGCGGACTGATCATTTTCCAAGGTATGCAGAACCATACCGCGGACTCGATCAAGTCGCTAGAAGGCTACGACGTCGCGTGGGTCGAGGAAGCGCAGACGCTTTCGCAGACTTCGTTGCGGTTGTTGCGCCCTACCCTCCGCAAGCCCGGTTCGGAATTGTGGTTCTCCTGGAACCCCAAGAAAAAGGACGACCCTGTCGACGACTTTCTGCGCGGTAATGGTCCGCGTAAAGACGGCGAGAAATGGGAAGCGCCTCCGCGCTCGGTCGTCATACAGGCGAACTGGCAGCACAATCCTTGGTTCTACGAAACCGAGCTGCCAGCCGACAAGGATTACGATTTCCGCCGCGACCGCGACATGTACGGCCATGTGTGGGGCGGCGACTACGAAAAGAACTCGCAGGCTCGCGTGTTCAAGCATTGGCGCGTTGAGGAATTCGATGCTCCGCCTGCTGGCACCATTCTCTACGGTGGCGCCGACTGGGGCTTTTCGCAGGATCCGACTGTCGGATTGATCTGCTTCATCGTCGGCCGCACGCTCTACTTTTGGCGTGAAGTTTGGGCAATCGGTTGCGAAATCGACCGCACCCCGGCGCTGTTCGATCAACTCGATCCGAACTGGTCCGCTGATCGCCGCAAGCGTGATCCTAACTGGCAATCGCTCGGGCAACGCGTTCCGTTCATTTCGGACAGTGCGCGGCCCGAAACGATTTCCTACATGCAACGGCATGGCTACACGCGGATGCAGGGCGCTCTCAAGGGCGCAGGCTCGATCGAGGAAGGTGTCGAATTTCTAAAGCAATATGACATCGTGATCCATCCGGATTGCGTGCATGTCGCGCAGGAATTCGAAAACTACTCGTTCAAGATCGATCCGCATACGGACGAGATTACGAACGTCCTCGACGACAAGAAAAACCACACGATCGACTCGGCGCGTTACGCCGTGGAGAACGTGCGGCGTGCAGTCGTCACTAGCCACCAGGAGTTGAATATCTGATGGCTGACGTCAACACACCGACCGAGGAGTATGTCCGCCACGAGCAGATGTGGAAATTGCCGCGCACGTTAATGGGCGGCACCAAAGCAATGCGCGCTGCGGGCCGGACTTATCTGCCGCAGGAGGCGAAAGAAAGCGATACCGCGTATAAGGCGCGGATCGCTCGTTCGACGCTGTTCAACGGCTTCCGCAAAACCGTCAAGGACATGACCGGCAAGGTGTTCACCAAGAACGTCGTGCTGAAACCGGACGTGCCAACGCAGATTGTCGGTTATGCGGAGAACATCGACCTCGCCGGCCGACACCTGAACGTCTTTGCCCGCGATGTGTTCTTTGACTCGTTGCAGCCCGGCATCGGCTATATCCTGACCGAAATGCCCGCCCCGCTCGCGCAGGGAACGGGTCGCGCTGGTGAAGTCACCATGGCGGACGAACAGGCTGCGGGCCGTCGCCCCTACCTGATCTTTATCAAAGCCGAGGACTTGATCGGCTGGCAATCGACAATCATCAACGGCGTCGTGACACTGACGCAGGCCCGCATTCGCGAAGTGGCGAACGTGCCAGATGGTCCTTTCGCGACTAAGTGCGTTCCGCAGGTTCGCGTGCTCACTCCCGGCGCATGGGAAATCTGGCGCGAAGCGACCGAAGGTGCGGACAAAGGCAAATGGGTTAAGGTCGCTGGCGATAAGACCAGCCTGACCGTGATCCCCCTCGCCCCGGTCTACATCAACCGAACCGGCTTCATGACCGGCGAGCCTCCTCTGGAGGACTTGGCGGACCTGAACGTCGCTCACTGGCAGTCGCAATCGGACCAACGCAACATTCTCCACGTTGCCCGCGTGCCGATCTTGTTCATGGCCGGATTTCAGGCCGAGGACGCGATTGAAATCGGCGGGTCCAGCGCGGTTCGCTGTAGCGACGCTGCGGCAAACATGTCTTACGTCGAGCACTCTGGCCAGGCTATCGGCTCGGGCGACAAGGACTTGGCGAACCTCGAATTCCAGATGCAGACCCAAGGGTTGCAACTTCTGGTCCCGCAGCCGGGCGGAAAGACGGCGACGGGCGAAGTTCACGACGACATCAAAGAGAACTCGCAACTGGCCATGATGGCAGGTGCGCTCGGCGATGCCATCGAACAGTCGTTCGGCTTCATGGCGCTCTACATGAAACTGCCTGAAATCAAGGGCGGCTCGGTGGTCGTGAATACCGACTTCGGCATTTCGGCCAGTGCGGCACTGGACATTCCGAATATCATCGCGGCGAAAAATGCGGGCATCTACGACCTGCAAACGACCATCGATGAATTCAAGCGCCGCGGGTTCACTTCGGAAGATGTGGACGTTGAGGTGCTGAAAGCGCGTGTTGCCGAGGAAGCCCCTGTCTTAGACGCAGGCGCCGGAAAGGGCATGAACCTCGATGGTGGTACTCCTCCCGCAAAGTGATCTGACGGCTAACGAAAAGTTGGTCGACATGTTCATGGAGCGGGCGATTGACCTCCTGCGACTGGAAGCGGGCACCCGCGACAAGGTGCTCGTTTTCCTCGCCGAGTTGGAACGTGAACTGGTCGGGCTGGTCGCTAAGATCGACCCGACTGGAACGCCTGACGCGGCACGGCAGAAAAAGCGTTTGGCCGATTTGCTGGCCGAAGTTCAAGGCACGATCCGCGGCACGTACCGGGACGCGTCCACCCTGCTCGCTCGCGAAATCCGCGAGATTATCGACGCAGAGGCGACGTGGACCGGCAACGCGATCAACACCGCCACCCGCGCATCGTTCGTTGATGCCGGATTGACGCGCGGCTTTCTGCAAACCCTCGTCTCGGACGTGCTCATTCAGGGCGCGGCGAGCAAGGATTGGTGGAGCCGTCAGGCCGGCGGACTGGCGGACAAGTTCGCCGACCAGATGCGCGCAGGCATGGCGCTCGGCGAAGCCAATGGCAAACTGATCGAGCGGGTGCGTGGCAAGACTGGCCAACCCGGCATCATGAACCTGGCGCGGTCCTCGGCGGAGCGCCTTGTGCGCGCATCGGTGCAGGCTGCGGCCAACACGGCGCGCGAGGCGACCTACGACGAGAATGCGGACCTAATCTCCGCGCTTGAATGGTCGGCCACGCTGGACACGCGAACGTCGCCTTGGTGCATCGTTCGCGACGGCCTCAAGTACACGCCGAAAGAGCACCGGCCGATGGGGCACACTGTTCCGTGGTTGGAAGGCCCCGGCAAGATTCATTGGGGCTGCCGCTCGACCAGTGTGCCGGTCCTGAAAAGCTGGCGCGACTTGGGAATTGACGAGGACGAAATTCCGGAAACGACACGGGCGTCCATGGACGGCCAGGTGCCGGCCGCGATGACGTTCGAGCAATGGCTAAAGAAACAGAGCGTGCAG